AAAATAAAAAAGTTAAAATTTATCTGATTATACTTTTGTAATGTAATTATTTTCTGATAAAACTGTTGGCATAAAACCTTTTCTTTAACCTTTGGAGTCTTAATTATATGAGTCATTTTGCGCATCTCTTTACCGCTTTACTTCTAATTACTCTTATTACTAGTATAGCATCCACCATTTATAATATGTATAAACTAACAATAGAATTACAAGAAAATATAGACAATTCAAACACTTACAGTAAATATGACTGACACACCGTTGAAGTGGATTGAAAAGAAAATTAAAATAAAAGATTTAAAAGATTGCCCTTTCAATCCAAGATCAATGTCTAAATATGACTTTAAAAGGTTAGTTAATGACATTGAACAAGATGGCTACCATAAACGAATTCTTATTGATTCTGATAATACCATTATCGGCGGTCATTCTCGCAAAAAAGCTCTCATTGCTTCTGGACGTAAAACAACAGATGAAATTGAAGTTCTGCAAGCATCGCGGAATCTCTCAACAACTGAATTTAAAAGACTTAATATTAGAGATAATCTGGGCTTCGGTGACTTTGATATGGACTTGCTCGCAAATAATTTTGACGTTGGCGAACTCCTAGATTGGGGAATGGACGAATCACTTTTTCAACTAGACCTAGACCTTAAACAAATAGATGAAATTACAAATGACGAAGAAAAAACTAAATGCCCAACCTGCGGAAAATAACGGTGCAACTCTTAACACCAAACAACCAAACATAGAAGAAATTAATAAAAAGATAGACCTAAAACTTAGAGGACTAAAAGGCATAGTTACCAAGGATATTAAAAAAAAAGTATCCTCCTTTATTGAACTCGCCGAATACAAGATTGATAATAGACTAAATACAATTGAGAAAGCTTCTTTAGAAGTCGGAGAATTACAAGATAATCTTATAAATCTAAAAACAACTTTATTGCATAATACCAAGACTAACTTTGAACAGATGTTTATGCTTAATAAGAAGCTTGAAGACCATAAAAAAGCCGATAATAAACCTCTGATATTAGAACTAGAGCATAACGTTAATATTCTACTTGCAAAAAAGGATAATAACGAATCCCTACAAAACCAAATTTATAAACTTACAACATTAACTAAGAAGCATACGGGCGATATCGATAAAATTGACTCACAACAAGCAAAGCTGATTGAAGAACTCAAAAGCAAAAAGTGGTATTACTACCTAAACCCCATCAATTGGTTTAAATAACCTTTTTGTTGATGTCAGCAATATGGTCAAACAACCCACTTGCAAAGCATATTTGGGCTATGCTATTGTAATATATACAAATGCAATGGTAAGCAATGGGTAACAATAAAGGTATTCAAAACCTAAAACATTTTAAAAAAGGACAGTCTGGCAACCCAAAAGGGAGAAAAAAAGGCATAAAGGACAATAAAACCCTTTTACGTGAAATGCTTGCACTAGAAGTGACAACGCACGAAGGCAAAAAAATATCCAACCAGCAATTAATGCTTATGCGCCTACTTAAAAAAGCCATAGAAGAAGGTGATATAAGAGCCATAAGAGAAATATTTGATAGAACAGAAGGGAAAGCAGCCGCTACGGTTGAACTTAGCAATAAAGAAGGGGAATCTTTTAAAGTCGAGCAATCCTTATCCAAAGAGCAAATAGATGCAATCGTCCAAGCAGCTACTGACTGAAATACCGCTTAATTATCTGGCATTTAGCAAGCTACGAAGTTTCGCTACCTTAATTAATCCTATATTTGATGCGTCGCCTAGACACATCAAGATAATTGCCGATGCTCTTGAAAAGATAGAAAGAGGTGATTTAAAGCGGGTTATAATTACTATTCCACCAAGACACGGTAAATCAATGCTTGTTTCGGAAATATTCCCAGCATGGTTTATGGGGCGTAATCCAGAAAAGAATATTATATTTACAACATACAACCAAGAATTTGCATCTAATTTCGGTCGCAAAGTACGCAATAATATGAGTTTGGAACTCTTTAATTATGTATTTCCAGAAACTCTTGTTAGTTCAGATAGCTCGGCAGCTAATCGATTCCATACTACCAAAGGAGGTGCATATTACGCGGTTGGGGCTGGTTCTTCTATTACTGGTAAAGGGGCGCATATGCTAATTATTGATGACCCAATAAAAAACCGTGAAGAAGCTGATAGTTCGTTAATAAGACAAAGAGTAAAAGGTTGGTATTCTTAACTGCTTACACCAGATTAGAACCTAATGGCACAGTTGTTATAGTGCAAACAAGGTGGCATAACGACGATCTAAGCGGTTGGCTGTTAAAAGAAAACAAAGAAGATTGGACAGTTATAAATTTGCCAGCTATACAAACCGATGACAAAGGTTGTGAGCATGCCCTTTGGTCTGAAAGATACTCTCTTGAAAGATTAAAAGAAATTCGAGATACAGTTTCTTCACGCGATTGGGCTGCGCTTTATCAACAAACCCCTGTCGAAGATGGTGGGAGCGTATTTAAAGAAGAATGGCTTCGTTACTATCTAGAATCTCCCCCGATATCAGATTTAAACGTGTATGTATTTGTTGACCCTGCAAATAGCAAAAACGTTTCTAGCGATTACACAAGTATGCTTATTATTGGAGCAAATAAAGATGGAAACATATACCTACTCGATGGATACCTAGATAAACTTAATCTTAAAGAAAGAGAAGATTTACTCTTTAAGATACATGAGAAATACGATCCAAAAATGGTTTACTATGAAAAATACGGTATGCAGCTGGATATTGAATATATGAAGCAAGCTATGGAATACCGAAACTATAGATTTTCTATTGAAGAAGTTGGTGGTGCAATGCGAAAAGAAGATAGAATTGAAAGGCTAACTGGATATTTCCAAGATGGAAAGATCTGGTTTCCTAGATTCCTTGAAAAGACTAATTATCTCGGGCGAAAAGTTGATTTAATATCATACTTTAAAGATGAAGAATATTTGCAATTTCCAGTATCCCGACATGATGATATGATAGACTGCCTAAGTCGAATCTGTGATGTTAAAATGCTTTTTCCAAAAAGTAATAAAATAGACTATTACGCACTATATGAATGATGGGCAATAATTCTGTTTAATTCAGTTATAAAACAAGATAAAGTATTTATATAAATCAAATACTTACCCAATTATGGATAAAGATAAGACCTCAAAAAATCAAATGCCTAGCAAAGAAGATATTCTAGCAGAAATGGGCGAACGTCTATCCGAAGCTTTTAATATCAATCAAGATTGGAGAGATAGAGAGGTTACAGATAATTACTCTTTATTTGAAGGTATACAATGGACAAGAAGCGCGGGCGATATCCAAATAGCCAACGGAATGCCAACTATTACTATAAATAGAACAGCTCCCGTTATTGAGTCTATATGCGGTTTCGAAATACAAAATAGGCAAAATGTAAAATATGTGCCTCGTCTAATGAATGAAGAACAAGAAGGCTACAATGACATTATGAACGATGTTGTAAAATACATTGAGCAAAATACCTCAGCAGATATTCAATATTCGCAAGCATTTAAGGACATGCTTATATGTGGGATTGGCGCGACTGATACGTCAATTAATTATGATAACAACCCCGACGGGGAAACAGTAGTTGAAAGGGTTTTTCCTGCATTTGTATTGTGGGATTCAAACGCCAGAGCTAAAAACCTTTCTGATGCCAATTGGGTTGCTAGAATTAAGGTAGTGAACAAAGATGCAGTAAAAGACCAGTACGGCGATCTTGATTATGCTGATTCTGGAATAACAGGATTAGATGCCGATATATTGCAATATTATCAATCTATTTTAACAGTTGCTGACCTAAGCATTGTTTATGAATACCAATGGCGTAAAAAAATGCCATTTTACAGAGTAGAAAACCCTTTTAAAATGCTTGATATATCAATGCTTGACCCAATGATGGCGGAGTTTATTGCAAATGCAGCTCTAGAAATAAGCGCAAAATTCGGGTTTGAACCCATGGAAGATGATGTGTTTACTATAGAATCAACGTCGGAATATAACGAATATAAAGAAGCGTTAGAAAGTTTAAATATCAAGTCAGAATATACTAGACAATATAAGTATCGATATTACAGGGCGCTAGTAATTAACGGCAATGTTGTGGAACATTCTGAAAACCTATCTCAAAAAGGATTTACTATTAAATTCATGACTGGTCAATTTAGCGAAATAGACCAGTGCTTCTATGGATTAGTAAGATCGTGTAAAGACCCGCAAAGAATGCTAAACCAAGCAGTATCCGATTATGTTGGATATTTGCAAACTTCACCTAAAGGAGGCGTTGAAATAGAGGTCGATGCAGTTGCAGATGTTCAAGCTTTTGTTAACACTTACACGAAAGCAAAACAGGTGACTTTATATGAATCAGGTGGTTTAAATAAATCACGCCCTAAGCAATCTCCACCATTGCCACAAGGAGTTACAGAAATGATTAACTACGCAGATTCTCAAATTATGAGTGTTTGTGGCGTTACCCCTGAATTGATGGGAATGATGCAATCGAAAGAGATGAATAGTTCATTTTATCGCCAACAAATCCAACAAGGTTTAACGACACTTGCAACCTACTTTGATGCAAAACGAACATATATGCAGGCTCAAGGTATGTTGTATACGGATTGTGTGCGCGTAATGGTAGATAACGCCGAAGGTCGTCTTATCAAAAATGTAACGGGCAAAGGCTCTGCACAATATATGAGGTTGACACAAAACGGCGTTTCTGCTGAATATGACGTTGTTTTAGACGAAATGCCAACTTCGCCAGACCAACACGAAGCAACATTCCAAAAACTCCTAGAAATGCAACGAGAGCTTAATAGTGGGGCTAATCCAGTTAATATAATGCCTCTGGTTATTCAATCAGCGCCATTTACACAAGACGTTAAAGACAAGCTTGAGGCTGCGTTACAGCCACCACCGCCACAAGAGCCAGACCCATTGAACCAAGCTCTTTTAGAAAGTGAAGTACTCTATAAGAATGCAGAGGCAGCTTATAAACAAGCTGATGCTGAAAAAATACTAGTTGAAACTCAATTAAAACGGTCGGAGCTGAACTATTCAGATCAGAAACAGGCTGTTGATATTGATTATCAGCAAGCAAGGGTGGAGAACGAATATAGTAAAACGATTAAAAATGCTAGCGACGTCGCAGACCAAACGCTTTCAAATTTAATCATAAACCAATAATGAGGAAAAATGTCCGAGAATAATAACGAAGTATTTGCAAGCCCTGAAAACTTTCATGCGAAATTAGCAGAAATACGGGAATCCGAAAATAATACAGCTGACGCACCAACTAACGAAGAACCCGAGGTTGAAAATGATGTGGACAACGAACCAGAACAAGAAAACGATACAGCCAACGATGAGTTTGAAAGTGATGAAGCTGAACAGGAAATTGAGGATTCTGAAGAAGATGACGAACCTATTGACCCTAAAAAACCTAACTTTATTCCCAAGTCCAGATTTAATAAGGAAATTGAAAAACGCAAAGCTTTAGAAGCTCAACTTAAAGAGGAGCGAGAATCAAGACTTAAATACGAATCACAACTGGAAATGTTTAACGCCATGCAAAAAGAGCAGGAAAACAAAGCAAAAGAGCCAGAATATGACCCATACGCAGACTTTGACCCATTAGACCCAGATGCATATAATCTTACAAATAAAAAGATCGCAGAATTAGAAAGAAAACTAGAGCAATTCAATAATGAGTATTCGACCAAAACAAAAAGCTTAGAAAGCCAACAAATCCTAAAAGCTCAAGAACAGCAATTTAAGGAATCTAATCCAGATTTCCAAGAAGCGCTGAACTATTTGCAACAAGCTGAAATGGCAGCGGCTCAAAATCTCTATGCACCAGAAGATGCGCAACAATATGTAGCACAAAGACTTAACGATGCGCTTTGGACATCATTAAATAATGGTAAAAATGCAGCCGAGGTCATGTATAAAATGGCTCAATCCTATGGATATAAACCAGAAAGTAAAACTGTTGCAAAAAAGCAACACACAAATCTAACTGCTATTAACAATAATATGAAAAAAAGCGGTTCAATCAATAATGTGAATAATGCTGGTTCTTTAGGTGGTGCGCCAAAGTTGCCAGATATCAATTATGTACTAAAAGATCAAAGCAACCCTAATAGCGGAACTGACCCAAAAAAGTTTCATGAATTATTAGAAAGAATAAAAAGATCTAACAGATAACTTGCTTGTTTTTTAAAATTAACCCTATACTATTATTTACAAGGTATTGAAATATATATCTTTTAAGTTCTAGTATAGGGCGACGGTACAGCCAACAGAGATAAGCAACTCTATAAAAGGTTCGAGCGCAGACAGTCTCGAAAAAAGGTCTCGTAAAATTAACTAAGAACACATTTGTTTTTTTTAATAATTTATATCGAGGCTAAAATGGCTAATACCCAATTTTCTTCTTCGAATGCAAATACAGTAAAACTATGGGCTGAACGTTCATTGATGGATTTTGAATCCGATTTGAACTTAGTAGGGAAAATGGTTTCCGCTGGTGTACTTCGTAGAGAACAAGACTTAAACCGTGGTGCGGGCGACAGAGTGCGTATTTCATGGTTAAACAGATTAACAGATCAAGGTTTAATAGGTAACGCTGCGGCAACAGGTAACGAATCCGAGCTTAACTATTACACTGATGATCTAATGGTTGATCAATTAAGAATCCCTGTTTCAATTCCTGCTAAAGGTACGATCGATGCACAACGTGTGAAATTCGACTTACCAGAAGACGCTTACAGAAATATGAGTGAGTGGATGCGGAATCGTGGTACTTTAGGAGCTTTAAACCAACTTGCTGGTAATACTGCAACAACTATTAACTACGAAGGCCAAGCTTATGCTGGTAACAACCGTTTAAAAGTAACTGGTCTAAATTCAGCAGTTGCACCAACAACAACCTCTGGTGTAACTAGAATTATACGTCCAAATTCACTAACAACAGATCAAGCGGTTGCAGCTGACACTACGGCTACATTAAAGCTTAGTAATATCTTAGAAGCAGAAACGGTTGCGGCAACTTCACGTCCTTATATACGTCCTCTAAGCATGGACGGTGGCGTTAAATATCATTGTTATGTGCATACTTCGCAATACAATGCTCTTTTAGAAGATACTTCTTCTCCTTACCAATACAGAGATTTACAGCAATCAATGATTGCATCTGGTCGTGGTAAAGGCGAAATCGCACGTAGTTTCGTATTCTCTCAAACTGAAATCATTGAAACTGATAAAGTGCCTAAAGGTGTTAACTCTGGAACTTCAGCAGAAGTGGATAATTGCCGTAGAGCTGTTTTCTGTGGTGCTGATGCAGGTGCGATTGCTTATGGACAAGGTTATGCCGAAGGCGGTGACGCAGTTGCAGGCTTCAAAATCAACTCTGATTATTATGACATCGGACAAATGGAGCGTTTCGCTTTAGTTGGTATATGGGGAATCTCTAAGCTTCAATTTAACAGTAATGATAACGGCGTGATCGTTATCTCTACATACAGCAGAATATAAGAGGTTTTAATATGGCTGACTACACTTACACTTTAATATCACCTAATGATGCATACCCGCCGAAATACGCGGCAGGTATGGAATATTCAATTGATTTTGAATTTGAATTATCAGGTGCTTTAGCAAATGCGGACACTATCTCAACTCCCGCTGGTGCTTTACCAAATGAGGGGATTCGTATAATCGACACTTTGCTTGTTTATCCAGAGCTAGACACAAACGCTACCCCTACAGGTACGTTTGACAATGGCGATGCTGATAACGCAGCGAGATTCGTTGATGGTGCGCCGATGGGGGTTGCTGGGGTCACAACAGCAGGCTTTCAATTGCGCCAAGGTATAAACATTGCACAGGGTAAAACTGACGGTGTTGTTACTACAGGTGCGGGATATCTATATCCTGCTGGAACTGACCCAGTATTAGTTACGACTGTTACGGCAGCCGTGGCAACTGGTGCAGCTTCGGGAACTGTTAGACAGAGAGTTATATACTCTTGCTCTGGCGAATAGTTAAAAGGTGTTTAAATGGCGGGAACTTACGGAAATTTAATTAACCGAATTTCGTTTGAATCAAATAAAACTGGTTCAGAATTCGAACAAGGTATTAAAAATGCGATAATAACCGCCATTAAATACATGGAGGCTAACTATTACTGGCTCTTTGAAACCGAAGCAGATTTGACTATTCTTTCAGGGCAAAGATCTGCAAACCTACCTTCTAATTTCTCAAGATTAATCGATGCTAAATTCCAGCTCGATAATATCTTATATGGCAGAGCGCAAGGTTTTGTTAACGAACCTTTCACAACGCTTAATTCATACTATTCTATAACTGAAAGTTCAGGCATTCCTGCTAAATACTCTCTATATGGAACTCAATTTTACGTTTACCCGCAAACTTCGTCTGATGTGACGATTAAACTTTATTATAACTATAAAGATGCTTTCTATCCCGAAAACGATGATGATTCGTCAATATGGTTCGATGAGCAAACTTGCGATGCACTACGTTATAAAGCACACGAAATATTTGCTAGGGATACGCTACAATCTCCTGAGATAGCAAATCAATTTTTTTCAACCTTTTTGGATTTTAAACAAAACCTAGACGTAAAGAACACAAACCAAACAATAAATAACACATTGAGTATATAAAATGGCTACAAATACAACAAATTTTAACTGGAAAAAACCAGCAGTAAACGGCGATGGTGATCAATGGGGTTCATTCCTTAATCAAAACCTAGATGCACAAGATTCTTTACTAAGAAGATTTATGAACAGCTTTGAAGGTGGAACAGAGCCTACAGAAGCAGAGCAAGGCACTTTCTGGCTAGATACCAGCGCATCACCTAGCGAACTTAAAATCTATGATGGGACAGATTATATCTCGATTGGTACTTTAAACAGTACAGATCTTTCTTTTAATGTTTCAACTGTATCAAGCTATGTTGGAGATATTAAAACTTCAGCTCAACCTGCTGATCATGGCGGTTGGTTGTTATGTGATGGCTCGAGTATATCAACAACAACATATTCTGAACTTTTTAACATTATTGATTATAATTTTGGAGGTGCAGGCTCAAACTTTAATTTGCCTGATATGAGAGGCAGAGTCGCAGGTTGTATCGGTGATGGCGCAGG